CTCTAAGGATAGGGAAGAGTTTAAAAAGTTCTGACGAAATGTCCCCCCGGAGATTTTTTGGAGAGGGCGGCGATGTCAAGGGGTGGGGGTGTTTGCGGACCCCTCCCCCGGGGTGCCTTCATTCTCTTCCTGCCCGAGAAAGACAGAGGGGGTGGGGTCTAATCGTTTACCCTCCCGGGTAATCATTGTATAGATGTCGACCCCCAGTTCATTATTGAGCTTGATGATCTCCTTGAAAGCTTCGACTCTTTCGCGAGCCAACGCTGAATCACTGATGTCAGGATCAAGCATACCGACTTCGCGAGCGATGTACGCTTCTGTGAAGTAGTGTTTCATCGTCTCATCGAAGTACTTCCAATCATCATACTCAGTGAATGGATTGTAAGGATTGTCTTTAGTTGTTAGTAGGATGTCAGTTTCCTTTACCATAGCGAGATCATCACCTCCTTGTTACAGATTGATTACGCTTAACGTTGCAAAGCAGAACGATAGGATTGTAAGTCTAACTCAATCGTTCACTTCTTTGGTTCCTTTGGTTCGCAGAAAATTGCAATGAACACAAAGAGTGCAATCGCAATCACTAATGCTGCAACACAAAGAACGAAGTACAAAAAATCTTCTTCGGTCGTACTAAACCGTTGCACATACGTGTGCATAGCATGCGCTCACCATCTTTCTGTTCAAATAAAGAGTGCCATGAAAAAGCCCTCATGACACAATGCGGAACAGAACAAACGGTAAAATAGCTTCGTACTATACACCTGTCGAAAATGTATACCGACAGTATATAGATTCGCACGTGTAAGCTACTCAAAATAGCCTCTCAACAAATAAGTCTTACGCTTCAACTAATAAGACGTCTCTAGAGATTGTTCTCTAATATGGTTTTGAATATGACTTACACGTGCGGAATCATCTGTAAAGTAGATTATGCGGCTTACTCAGATATGTCCATACGAATCGGATCCGAAAATGGTTTCTGAAATATGCCTGTCCGAATATGATCAGTCCTTCTTACCATCGCCATCAATATCAAGCGCACGATATAGAGTAGAAATAGAAACGCCAAGACTCGATGCAACTTCCTCGGGAGAATATCCACGATTCAATCTGAGGCGTGCAGTAGCGATTTTCGCCTGCGGAAGACCCTTAGGCGTACGCGGAGTTGCACGTTTCTTAATTCCATCAATATCACAGTTCTTTAAAATCTCTTCCAGCTTGTTAGAAGAAATGGCACCGGCCTGAATAGCTTCCCATTGACGGTCAGTAGGATTAATAAGATTCTTCTTAGCGCCAACACGATAACGAGCTTCCTCAAGACACTGGCCTTTAACCTTCTTGATCTTGTCTTTATCATATGCAAGCTCAGGATTATCTTCCTTCTTCATCTGGAATAACTTATTAGCAAGCATCTGCGCTTTACGTTCGCGAGGAGCATTTTCTTTTGCGAGAGCCAGGGCAGCATCAAGCTCCTTAATCTCTTTCATGTAAATGTTCTTCGCATTAATATCCTGTTTATATGGTTTAATATGAGAAACCTCAAGCCTCGCTTTGTTTGCCAAAGCCTTCATGGCATTTGCATACTCACCGTAAACAAGTTCCATACGGGTGCCGGAAGATAACTCCATAGCATCGTCTTTCTCATACATCCACTGGCTCTTGATCATTTTTGGAACTTTCTTGTACTGAACCTTTCCGTTCTCGTCCAAAATAGGTTCCTTAATAATCTGCTTGGTCTTCTTATCACGAATAACCTCGCCGGTAACAGGATCTCTTACTTCGCGCATAACACGTTTGGCGGTTTCCTTATATCCTTTTTCGCCAGGCTTAGGAGTCGTCCATAATTTCTTTCCGGTTTCAGGATCAATATAAAAAACCCGAGGCTTTCCAGTCTCGGGATCTACTCGAATCTCTCCGGCTTTTCGATATGGAACATCCTTCTCGCTCGAGGCTTTAGAAATAAGTGTTGAGGCTCCGCCTTGCGTTCGGCCCTGGTATTTAATATACAACTGCCGAATGTTGTTATCCTCAGCAGATTGTCGCCAGTCAAGATCATGCTTCTCAGCATCAATAATAACCATTGAATGCTTAACCGCTCTTGCCAGCTCAGCTTCCGTCGCACCTTTAAGAGTCATGTCGGTAATAAGATTTGATACCAAACCCATTTGCATGCCCTTCTCATGCGCGGTCATCTGCTGATATGGAGAATTCGCAGGACGCCTGTAGCGCTCATGAAACTCCTCATTAAATCCTTCGAGTCCGGCCAGCTGATGATATGTTTTGACGACTCCGGAATTATTCGGAATAACCAAAACAGTGTCCCCATCGAAATCCGCGCCGGATAACTGCTGCGCCACCTTGGGATTTATACCTACAGCATCGCGTTTAATAGTCGGATCAACTCCGCCAAAAACACGCTTGGCTTCCTCGAAATTATTGTTAACTGTCAGCTCAGGAATTTCGAAGCGCCCTGTATGCGGAAAACGAATAAGGCAAACCTTTTCGCCGTTACGGAAATTAGGAGCGTAGATCTCGTTTTCTTTCATGTGCGGAAAAGGTAAAATAAGCTGCATCGCCTGACGAGGCAAAGCAGCCGCCTTCAAATGGACCGCAGCCGAATCACAATTATCCGCAAAGCTCTCCAGCAAATTCTTTCGAACAACCGGATTGTTGATCGTCTTCAATTCCTCAAATTCGTCGTTACGCATCCGTGCGTCCAAAGATAACTGACGCTTCGCAAGCGGAATTGTCTGCTTTGCCAAAAATTGGCTTGACAGGTTTCTGTTCCACTCATCCCAAGTGCCCTGCTCATTGACAATATTCAGCGCGGACAAATGCTCTTTGCCGTCCTTGCCAATATAGTGGGCCTGGAAATACCGAAGCGGATGCTTGGACTCGCCTGTGTCATCCTGATTAATACTTGCTCCAAACGGATTGTTCGTATACGGGTCAAACTTCATCGGCTTAAGAACCGTTTTATCTTTCGGTCCCATCATCGGCCAGTCGTCAGGCTTACTGGAATAAACCAGAACGTCAACGCCTTTCGGAAATATCTTCGGGTCGCCGTAAATAGCAACGCCTTTCGCGTAATGGGTTCCTTCGTCGCCTTCGCCGACCGCAATACGAACCTGAGCATATGAGTTTCGTCCGAGATTCAGATCTTCACAACCGGGGCGAATCTTAATAATGCCGTCTTCTTTATCGCCGCCTTCGGAAGGCGTAACAATTTTTACACGGCTCGGATTCACCGGCGTGGGCGTTTCCAGTTTATGAGGATTATCATAATCACCATGCTCATAATGAAATCCCGGATAATCAATCTCGGCGTTCTTCCGCGCCTTCTCGACTTCAACCCACGGCGTTCCCTTCGGAACCAATATCTTCATCATCGTG